TTGATTACGAAACCATAACTGTTATTACAGGGTTATTGTTTCTCTCTATGATTCCATTACACAAAGAAAACTTTGCAAATCAGAAGATGTTTTACTTTAAAGCAATTGAACTTCTAAACAAAGTTTTGTAATAAAAAAGCCACCTAAAAAATAGGTGGCTTTAATTTTGTCAATTTACTGAAACGTTACCACTGCCAGCAACTATATGCGCTGTTCCATTGTGAGGATTGATTGCATCTCCGTTTAAAGCTACTGGTAAACCATTTACAAAAACTCCACGATTAATACTTCTTAGAGAACCAGATTGCCCAGAATCGCAGGCATCACTTTCAATCGTAGAGTCCCCAGCTCTAGCAACCGCTTTACCATTGATAAATACATTTGGAGAACCAGATGTGATAGTTCCACTTATTGTAGATGATCCATGAATAGGACTTCCCCATTCATCATAGTGTCCAGCATGTTCACCGTTAGTTGTACCCGTTATAGCATCTCCTTGTCTTGCTATTCCTGACATAATACCACCTTCTTTACAGTATTTTCATACATAAACTAATAAATCATAGTCACCCTAAGATTACAGCGCATTAAACTCTAGATAAAAATATTTTTAAAAATTGTTATAATATTTAATAGACCGCACTATTAAATTTACATAAAGACAAAACGAAAGGGCGTTTACAAATGAAAGCAATAATCCTCGCAGGTGGGATGGGATCTAGACTAAAACCACTCACAGATATTGTAAATAAATTCTTATTGCCAGTATATGATAAACCACTTATTGAGTATTCAATTGAAAACTTAAAAAGAGCGGGAATTGACGATATTGCTATTGTGCTTGGGAAAAAATCAGCAGGACTTGCAATGGAATATTTACAATCTGGTAAAAAATTTGGAGTTAACTTCACATACTTCTTTCAAGATGAACCACTTGGTATTCCGCATGCTATAAGTTATACTGAAAAATTTGCTAATGGTGAAAATATCGTAGTGATGTTTGCTGACAATATCATTCTTGATGAAGTTAGTAAATTTACAAATCAATTTCAAGCAGGATGTTTGGTATCTTGTAAGGTTGTAAATGATGCAGATGAAATCAAAAAATTTGGTGTTGTTTGTACAGATAAAAATGGCAAGGTTACTCATCTTGAAGAAAAGCCTAAAAAACCAAAATCAAACTTAGCTTTAGCTGGAATACAAATTTATGACAACAAAATCTATGACTTTATTAAGGAGTTAGAGATTTCAGATAGAGGAGAATATGAAGTTACTCATATTATTAATGAGTATATTAAGCGTAATCAATTCTATTATGATACGCTTGAAGATGAATGGATAGATGCAGGTAATCCAAACTCGTTATTCCAAGCAGGACAATTAATGTATAACAGGGCTCAAAATAAACACTAAGAAAGGGTGTTAAGAAAGAATGCCGGGTAAAATGTATGATCTCTTTAACAAAGAGGCTTTAGTTCCAGGAAAGAAAACAATCTTTATATGTATTGTGGATAGAGTATTGAGTAAAGATTTTTATTCAGTTACATTCCAATATTTGTTTAATACTTTAAAGATTCTTCATGAAGATTTCAACATCGTTATTATTGCACGTAATGGTGGTACCAAATGGACTCAAAATTATATAGAACATGAAGAATTTGGTAAGTACGCATATCTTTGTTTTGATAAAGAAAAGAAATATGGTGGATTAGATGCTAAAGCATTTAACCATAGTCAACGTCTTGAATACATGAAGGAAACTTTTGAGGAAATTGAATTAGACCACCCTGAATTATTCGAAAACTTAGCTGGTACAATCACAACTCATTGTATTATTCCTTCTCTTGATAACAATTATGAAATTGTTTCCGATGATCCTAAATTGCTTGCAAAACAACAAAAATCAATTGAGAAATATCAAAAAGGTATTTCAACTAACGCTTTAATTTCTCACTGTGCATTTATTCATAAACCATTGGGTTTCCCACTTGAATTTTCATTCTATTTGATGGGTAAATACAAAGATTCTTGGCATTATGGATTTTCGCATGAATCAAGTAGCGCCTGGTTACACTTCATCCCTGAATACAATCCATTAACCAACAATGTAAAGCTCTTTTGGTACACGGAAGATAACATGAGTATTCGTGAAATGGTTGGTTATGTTATGTGTGAGTTACAAGAACTTTACGGCAAACAAAAACGAGATAAAGAATGGTATGAAAATGTTCTTAAAAACAAGAGCAGAGAATTTATCTTTGGTGGAATTTTCTTGTACGAAGTTGATCACAGAGTAAATGCTTGGTATAATTTCTTCCAAAATCTCAATGTTGATGGTATCATTAGAACCCAAACTACATTGAAGCCAGCAATTGATTCAAAAGACTCCTTACTTCAAATCGATCAATTGAAACTTCCTAAAAAGTATCAAAATAGACCAGAGGTAAACAAGTTCTTAACTGACATCCTCGAGCACCCATTAATTGCTGACACTCTTCCGTATGAACAATATAATGATCAATTGCAGGACTATATGTTCACATTAATCATTCGTTGTTATTACGGTAAGTATAATAATCTTACTTTCAGAATTCACAATAGCTTGTATAATGGAACAATTCCACTTATCGATGCCGATTATGACGTTCATAATTTGCAAATTCCTAAAGAATTTAGAGATAAGTTAATTGTGAAAGATAACAAGGAAATTGAAGATAAAATAAAATACTTTAAAGAACATCCGGAAGAATACAGAGAGTTATTCTTTGCTATGTATGATTATTATATAAAGGATGAGTTCTTTGAGAAATCTTATTACAACGATGTTTTCAAGAACAATTTCTTTAAGGAAATCTACTAATAAAAAACCACCCTTAATTGGGTGGTTTTTTTTGTTTATTGAGTTGTTCTTCAAACTTCATTAAGTATGGAATAAGCTTATCTGGATGTTGAATTACATAAATTTTTGTGCCGTAAGATTCTTCTTGAGTCGAAATGTCTTCTTTGGGTACACCAGCTTTTATAAGCTGCGAAGTAATTTTTCTAACAAATCTATCTTGTACGTGAAGTAAAAACCACTCATTACTGAGAATTACTGCTTGCTTAGTAAACATAATTGAATCCAACTTAAAAGCTGCGTAATCTTTTCCACCTTTTTTAAAAAAGGAAGCATCCCGTCCAAAGATAGCTTGTGTTACGCAGTATGATTCTATGGTATCGTGCATACAATTACCTCTTTGCTTTTAGATAATTATATGCAGAACATCATTGATTCTTAAGGTAATTGAAACACTGTTTGTACATGTTCTCAATTTCTATAATTGTATCTCTGAGATTTTTATCAAATTCAACAATTTTTTCAGATTCCTCAAATTTAATTGTAAACCTTACGCTTGAAATATGAGTCCCTCTTTTGGTCATAGATTCTTTTTTCCAAGTTTCATACTTATATCCCATTCTATCAAAAAATTCTTTAGCATAGTAAGATAGATATTCTTCTATAAAAAATACTACTTTATCTGTATAGAGAGCAATGTAATCAATTTTTGCTGCATTGCTAATATACGGACGCATAAAGACATATCTTTTTCCAAGTTCATTATCAATATATTTTACATCTCTTCCAGACAGTTGTTCAGTCACAACGTATGCATCTATAAGTTCACTAACTTCCACTTAAATCATCCTCTATTCTCCTAAGCGTATTATTAAAGTTACTGTGAAATTCAATGATTTGTTCAGGCGTCATTTTAACTCTAAATTGAACAGTTGTATCGTAGTCAATAATTTCATACTCTATTCCCTGGGAGTTAAACAGCTCCGAAAGATACTTTTTAGTTTGGTCTCCTATAAGAAATACCACCTTATCCTTATAGAGAGCAATGAAATTGATATACAGATTTCCCTTATATGGACTACGCATGTCCCAACGGTTACCAAATTCACAACTGTCTAAAAATATAAAATTGTCACCATACAAGTTACGCATTACTACATATGCATCAATTAATGGATGTACTTCCACTATTTATCATCCTCCAATCCAAGCTCCTTATATATCATTGTTCTATTTGCTTTATTCCACTTTTCAAGTTCTGACGGAATTAAAAGCAAGTGTTCTATCATGTCTTCAATTGAATCATAAAACATTTCAAATATCGCAACATCCGTATTGAAATCAAAGCATGTTGTATTGTTTGAAATTTTGAAAATTTTATTTGCATCATGCAAATATCTTTTTTTAACAACAACTCTTAAAGATTTTCTCTTTTCAGAAATCTCTATTGATTGATAATAAAGCATATAAGAGTATAAAAGTACTCCAAAGTCCCAACTAGGTTTTGCCTTACAAATACCATCAGCCAATTCATTTGTAACATAATAAGCTTCAAGAGCTTCATGCATTACATATTCCTCCTCGCGCGTTCAAGTACTGGTGAAAAATCTTCTATTTCAAGATAACTGTCATCAAGAGTTCCGTTTATATCAGTGACATTACAACCATATCTAATAACTCCGCCAAACATATTATCTTGACGTTCAACAAACAAAAACAATATAATTAATTTCAAACCTTTTTTAAATTGAATATGAAGATATGGTTTATTTCCATAAGTATGAAACCTATAATGCGCATTATTGTAACCAGCAAAAGCTGCAGCTACCAAGACTGAATCAAACTCATCTTGAAATTTTTGAGCATTTTCTTTACCGATAAAAGATATTGGAGTTTTTCCAAGCTTTAATATTCCAAAATCAGAAGTTTCTAAACAAACAACACATTTATTACCATGAGTAACATATGATTGTATACGGCCACAATGTTCACATTTAACATCTACATATAATTGCCAACACCCATTTTCAAAATCAAGTTGTTTAATTTCGTTATAGAAAATAATTGCTGGGCTCTTTAGATTTATAGTCTGCATTAATTAGACAACTCCATTAGTATGACATAATTTTCAAGTTCCTCAATGAAATTTTCTCCCATTTTTATGGTAGATTTATTTAGACAACTTCTATTAAAATAAAATTCATTCTTAATATCACTTAGATATTTTTGAAACAACCACTTGTTTTCAGTTTTACGAACGTGTTCAAACCATTCCCATCTTTCACTAAACTCAAAGAAATTGTTAATGATAAAAACAAATTTTGCTTTTTTTGATTTATTTAATTGTTTAACAATATTGTCTCTCTGAGACTTTAATTTTGAAATTAGAATTATCATCTTAACCCCCTACTAATTCCAGAATTATAGCATAAGCTTCAAGCGCATCTATTATTTGTTCAATATGTATTATAGTCTCCTTGTCAAATTCATTTCTCTTCATTTCAAGGTCATGTTTAACAATTTCAACATACCAATTGCAATCTTTCACTGAAGTTTTAATTTTTACCGCCTGGTTAGCAATAAATAGAATTCTATCAATTGTGTGTTTATTGTGAGTCCCTTTTTGAAACTTTTTTCGAAGGGAATTAATTGCAACATTAAGATCATCGTTCATTACTATATCATCTCTCCAGTAAGTTCATTTATAGTCACATATGCATCAAACATATCAAGTACTTGTTCAATATCAATAATTGTATTGCTATCTAACATGCATTTTGTTTCATTAAAAATATCTCTTGCCAATTGAGTACAAATTACAAGAGATTGATGTATAACTTTTCCTCCTTTTTCGTTTCTTACTATCATAGCAAAGACAAGTTTAATATGCTCATTAAGTATAGTTTCATTGATGTAAAGGAGCTTTATGTCAATTTTTTCTATTAGTTCTTGTAACTGCCAGATCATATCAATTCTCCTCTGTTAGTGCGATCATTGTTATGTAGGCTTCAATTTGTTCTATCGTATCCTTAATAGTTTTTAACTCATGTTCATATTCTGGAAAAGCTTTATCTGCTAGTCTAAGATTGAATCTTAAAATATCAAGATTAAAGTCATCTAACGTTGGAACAATACGATAATCTAAATAGTATCTATTATTATAGATATTCAATGAATTTCTAAATCTTGTAAACTCATAGCACAATCCAACTTGATAAATTGATGCAGCACAATCTATAGCAACATTAATAGATTTTATTAATTGTTCGGTCATTTTAGTCCTCCTTTACTTTTTGTTTCATATTGCTCTGCTTTCATTCGTAATAGTTATCATTACTACATAAGCATCATAAGTATCTAACACTGCAGATGTATCAATAAATGTACTTTCATTTATTGCCAATTTCTTTTGTTCGAGTACGTTTATAGCTATTTCAAGCTTTCTTTTGAAAAATTCAAAATCAAGCTTTGTGTCTCTATTGTTATGTCTTACAATCATATTGAACATATATGTAATAGAATTGGCTAACTCATACTGATTTTCTAACATGAGTTTTCTTTTTGCTTCATTTACTGATTTTTTCAAATTAATTAACATTTTTCTAACCCCCTGTGTCATATTTAACTGTGTTCCTTCTTATATATATATTATATCACATCTTTACATTCTCGTACATTATTTTTCGAAAAATCATGTAAAGATTTTTGACTCTTTTACAAATAATATATCATCTCAAAGGATTACAAATTAGGAGGCAAAACAACACATGTCATTAGAAAATCTTAAAGGTAAAAAGTTTGCAATGGTATTCGGACAATCCATCGAAGGGTAGACAACCATGCCCCCTATAAGGGAAACTTTATAGCGCAAACCCTGTGAATTGCTGGGAAGCTAATTATCTGTTGTGAAACACGTATATGCTAATCAGCAGCCAAGACTGTCAGGAATGATAGTAAGGTTCAGAGACTAGACCATGGAGCCCTGAACGGGCAGTAAAGGTCCAAGAGTGCAGGGTACCCTAACGTAAAGTCGAGGGTAATGATATAGCCCGACACTCCTTAGAAATGAGGAGAGTTAGAGATAAAAAACTCTAACATAACTGACTGGTGGAGTCACACGCACGGGAGTAGAAATGCAACTTTGGGCTAATAAAAACAATGTTGATTTCACGTTATATTCATATGACGAGCGTATGTATAATCGTCGGGATGCGCATGAACTTAATTTTGTATCTTTTATGAAAGACGATATTCCAGCAATCGTTGAACAACTAAATCAATTCGATGTAGTGATGTTCAATTCGTATCCGTCTTCTAAGTTTGAAAACGATACCATTTTAGCTTTCTACAACGATTTAGTAAAGAAAGTAACTACAACAAAAGTAGGTTTCATGCATGAGTTGAATAAAACTAATATTGACAAAATTCCTTTTGTCGTTGGCATGATGAATCAAATGGATGTTATCATGAACTTTGGTGAAGAAACTTGGTTCTCTAAAACAATTTCCAAATTGCTCCCTTCTAAAACTCTTGGCGAGAGAGTTAAGAAATTTGCAATGTGGTTCAATTTTGATGAATTAGAGGAAAACTATCGTAACAAATATGATTTGGCTGACAAAACAAAAAAGCTCATGTATATTGGTCGTTGGACTACAATGAAAGATCCACGCCGAGTACTTGACTTGGCTCCATTGTTAAAGACAGTTGACCCAGAATTCCAATACTCTCTTCTTGGTATTGAACGCTCAATTGGCGCTAAATGCGATATCTTTGACCACCCAAATACTTTGGATTTGACTGGTAAAAAAGCTCCAGAGCAACCAACTGGTTTCGTTCCAGTCTATGGACCTTACGTTCGTAATGAAGGTATGACTGAACTTGCAAAAACATTGTTTGGTGCTTCCTTCTATCGCATGCCTAAAGCTCCAAATGATTATGGTGATCGTATGGAGTATACTCAAATTGAAACAATTGCTGTAGGTACAATCCCAGTATTTGATAAACATTGGGGTGAAAACAATCGTACTCGTGATGGACGTCGTTATATTGATATTCCTTACTCTGCGGTTTATTCTGACAAGGAAGATTTGCAAGATACAGTTGACCAACTTATCGAAATCGCAAATAGCCCAGCGCTTCAAGAGAAATATCATGAAACTTCCTTCCAAGTAGCTAAACAAGAATTTAGTGCTGAAATTGTTCTTCCTGAAATGTTCAGTCATTTCTTAAGTGTTGGAGTAGATAAAGATAAATTTGCTACTGATGATGACATGATTTTAGCTCTTACAAATAATCAAGAATATGTTGATGAGGCTAGAGTACAAACAGCTGCCGGAGAAATTGTAGTTCTCGGTATTCGTGAGTTAACTAACAATATTCTTTGCATTATTGATGGTAAAAAGGAAAAAGAAATCAAAAAATGGAAGCCTAAAAAGTAGGCTTCTCTCCAAGGGAGATAATAAAGTTGGTACACTTTAATAGTATTGATGATTTTGAATTTTACATGAATGCAAAGTTTAAAAACATTGAGCGAGAAATTCTTGCAAAAACTGAACTCAAAGTTAATCCTGAATTTAAATCTGAATTTACAATTGCCGGATATCCTCAAATTTCTATAAGAAATATGAATAATAAGACAGTTATCAATGAGGTAGTTCAAAATATGAAAGATTCTCTTATAAAGCAAATTGAAGAAAACAAAGTTAAAGAAATATCCAAGCTTTACGTAATGCCAGCTCATAAGCATCATGAAATGAATTTTGGATTTTTAATTTATTTCCTTTGTGTTTCTTAAGACCTCGAAAGAGGTCTTTTTTTTATCATATAAAAAATAAGACATTCTTGTTTGAAAAATAAAATAAAATATCTATATACTTCTATTTAAAATTAGGCACTTAAAAACATAAAAGAGGAGTTGAGCACCATTAATCGTTTACTTAGATTATACGCGGCTGAAAATGATATTGATCCAAATGATTTACAAGATGAAGAAGATAAAAAACCTTTCAAACGTGAACCTGACGTTATTGTTCATGATGTTGACGGTTACTACTTAGTTAAATTCTTAGAGCAAGAGTTTAAAAAGAAAGATTTAGGTGGTATCTTTAAAAGACCAAATGGTAAGCCATTTAATGGCGGTTTCATTAAGTCTATTAGAGATGGTAAAAAAGGCGTTACTGCTGACTTTTTAGCAGCAGTGCAGGATTTTTATCCTAACATTTATCAAGACCTTCAGGGTTTCATGGAGCAAATTAATGGTGAAGGTAATTTCTCTGACGATCAACTTGGTCAAGAAGTTGAAAGAAAAACAAGAGAAGAAACAAATAAGAGATTAATGGATTTGAAGAATGATGGTACTCAGCCTGAAACTCAGTTCTGTAAGTTCTTAGTAGCAATTACAGGATTAAATGTAGCTCAACTTAAGGATTTTCTTCAAGTTGATCCTAATAGAGCTGAAACTAATGCAGAAGGTAAAAAGTCTATCCCTAGAGAACTAGTTCAAGTGTCTAAAGATGCTATTGGATTTTCTAACGATGATTTCAAAAACTATAAGGCAGATCCTAATTCAGTTTCCGGCTTTACTAATGATAAGATTCAGCCTTTAAAGAAAAAATATCTTATGGCTGCACAGGCTTCAAAATTGAAAAAAATTGCAGAATTGCTTTTAAGAAAGTAAGGTGAAGAACAATGCCTTTTTACGTTTTTAAATGTACAGCGTGTGAACTTACTAAAGAAGAGCTCGTAAAAATAGGTACATCTTCTATTCCATGTGAGGAATGTAAGAGTGAGATGAAAAAGGATTTTGCTGCTTCTTCTCACTTTGCAGCTCATGGACTTCCAAATGGTCATAATGCTGTAAGAGCAAATAAAGGTAATAAGGAGTAGAGAAATCTACTCTTTTTTATTTTTACATTTAACATGAGTTAATACTTAACATATAATAAATTACACTAATATTCGTATGTTACATAGAGGTTAAAATAAAGGGAGTGTAATAAGTGAGTAATAATTTCCGTGCGTTGGGAGCGTTCATCTTTGGCGGCTCTGCTACTTTTGGAGCTGAAAGTGCAGGTTATCAGATAGATGGTATTTTAGAATTAACAGACACTATGCATTTAGAAAGTGCTTATCATTTCGCAAAGAATAGACCAGACGTGCCAATCATCCTGCCAAGTACGTGGGAAAATAGCCCATATCTTGCAGGTTTAAACGCAAAAGACTATGATATAGTTTATGCTAATTGTCCTTGTTCGTCGTTATCGCAGATTAATCGGAATGCTTCTGTAAATGGTAAGCATAATGTTCATTTTTATCGTTTGTTTGATATGTTTAAACAGGTAAAGCCAAAAGCATTCTTAATTGAAAATGCTCCGACGTTAATTAAGATGGGATACCCAATTATTTTAGATCTACTTAAAGAGTTACATGGAGACTACAATTTTACTATCCTTCGTGATTATGCTGGTTCACATGGTGTTCCAATGAAGCGAATGAGATCTATGATTGTTGGTTGGCGTAAGGATGTATTCAACAATCAAATTCCGTTGATTCATATGGCAAAGCAAACACAAGCTACAGTAAAGGATGCTATTGGAGATTTATATAATGTGCCGCTTGGTAGTGTTCCAAATCATGTATTGCATCATGATAGAAGCTGGCAAGAGTTTGAATACATGTTCCATGAAGTAAAACCTCAATCATCCATTATGCTTTCAGTTATGGATAAGTGGGCTGACCTGAAAGATGTAATTGAAGATGCTTCTTTAGCAAATCAAGTTGAAGCAGCATTAGCTAAAAAAGCTGAAGGTAAGAATATCTGGGATAAGTCTCCATGGAAGAATTCTGAAAACAATCCAGCTCCATCCATTACTAGTGTTACTGAACTTATTCATCCTACCAATAATCGTCCTTGGACTATTAGAGAATATGCTCGTTTAATGGGTTACCCTGATGATTTTGTTTTCTATCCAGAAGAAACAAACGTAGATATCATTCAGACAATTGCGCAAGGAGTTCCAGCACCTTTTGTACAATATGCCACAAATGAAATAAAAGAGGCTTTGAGTGGAAACAGAACACTAATTAATATCCCAGAGGGTGTTGTTAATTTTCAACATCACACACATGGTTTATACAAGACATTTACTCTTGCTGAAATGTATGAAATGACCGAACTGGATTCAGACAAAAAGACATTTAACAAATTAGAGCAATAAAAAATGGACCTTTAGGGTCCATTTTTTAATATTTATGTATTATTTAATAAGATATAAACGATGTTTGGATATTGAGATGAATTTAAGGTGATTCAGTGACACAGAGAATCATCCTAAATAAAAGGATATAATAATATATTACCTTATAAATCAATGTCAGAGATTGAAAAATACCCAGAAAATAAATTCCGGGTATTCAGTATATTTTACATTATTGGTGAATAGAATATATAAAGATGGAAATAATGAATACTAAAGACCAATAAGAATTTCCTTAAGGATTGGAGCAACTTGTTTTCTCTTACCTAAACGACGAAGTTTAACGTGAACAGCAGGCGCAGTAATTCCACCAAGTTTTGCACCAATTTCAGCGAGAGTATCACCATCACCAATCAATTCGATTGCTAACTTCTCATCTTCTGAAATCAATTTAAGTTCTAACAACTGTTCTAGTGCAACCTTAAGATTAGCCTTCTTGTAGTCTGCTTTTGCATAATCACTTTCCACAAAGTTTCCAATTTCAGTTTCGGATTCTTTGTTTTTGAGTGTAGTTTGCAAAGAAATAACTTTAGTCTTGATGACCTCCATGATTACTTCTTCTTCGCCAGTCTCCTCATTAATCACAGTCTTTTCAACCTTTTGAGCGCCACTTCTCTTTTGTGCATTCTTACGAATGTTTTGAGTTCCGATGTGATTTTGCGCGCAAGTCCAGAAGAAAGTGTTAAACTTAACTCCAGCCAAGATATCGAATTTTTGAACAGCGTGGTAGAGTACAATGCTTAATTCTTGCGCCAGGTCTTCATCATTTTTGCGATAAGCCAAACGTTCAAGAACTGGGCGGTAGTGGTCGTAGATATAATCAAAAGCAGTATCTTCTCCGTTCAAATAATCATATACTGCTTGCTCAAGATATGCCTTGCTTGTTTCGGCTTTAACTTCTTTTAAATCAAGGTCTCCACTTTCAAGGTTATTTTTAAAATCCTCGAAAATTACTGCATCAAGTGTGTTAAGCTTGTCCACATCGATGTTGTCAAGTACCGCTTCATTTGGTTTGTTAGTCATTAAAACCTCTCCCTTTTGTCCGTTCGAATTTGTTTGTTTGTTTAAAATTGGCTGGTGTTGTAATCTGTATATTACGTTTAAAAGATAAAAATAAGGAAATGTGATTGAATTATTATAATTAATTGGGAGTGTTTTTTTAACAAGTCTTTAAGGTTTTAAAAAACTTTTTTAAGGTTTTAAAAAATTTTAAAGATGTTAAGGTTATGTATGCCGTTCCAGCCAATTTTTTATAATTCCGTTCTTTTCTTTCATTCCTTATATTATTATTATATCATCATTTTGGATTTTGTAAATAGGTAAATGAAAATATATTTTATTCAAAAAAATGACAATTATACCTTTTTTTTAAAAAAAATATTGATTTTTACATAAAAAAAGAGCCTTTTGGCTCTTTTTTTATGCTGATACTAGATAAGTTTTGAGTTCACAATCTACAGTGAATATTGACTCTCCAGTTGGTTTTCCATTGTAGTTTGAAGGTGCAAATAAATCCACACTTTCCCGTGCTCTTGTTATTGCTACATATGCTAACCGTCTTTCTTCCTCAATAGCCATTGGATCTTGACTTTCTAATGCAAATCTGTGTGGTAAAAGACCGTTGCAGAATCCTACAATTAAAGTATGAACAAACTCTAAACCTTTAGCTTTGTGAATCGTCATCAACTTAACTGCATCTGCTTTTTCTAACTTTGTTGCAGTTAGTATTTTGATAAAGTTCAAAAACTCTTTTGGTGAGGAGTGTTTTGCAGATGCTACTTCTAAAGCATTAAGGTTTTCTAATACATCGTTATCTTCTTCCTTACCTTCCTTTTTGAGATATTCGTCATAATTGGTAAGGTTACGAATTTCTTTGATAAGATTATTAGCTGTAGTGCCTTTTGTTACAGTTACATTTAAATTTGCAATAACATCATAGTAGCTCATTACATTGCGGTGTTGATATGGTGTAAGTTTGACTGTTTTTAGTGCGTCAAATAGTGAACATTTTCTCTTTCTAGCTTCGGTTTCTAGAGTAGCAATAAAAGCCTTACCAAGATAGCGAGATGGAGTATTTACTACCTTTTTAAAGGATTCGTTGTCATGAGGGTTGACTGCTAAATTCATGTAAGCAATCATGTCTTTTACTTCATTTCTTTCATAAAAGCTCATTCCGCCAATGATTACGTATGGAATTGAATTTCTAATGAAATGATCTTCTAAAGCTCTTGTTTGAGCAGATGTACGGAAGATTACTGAACAATCTTTGTAGGACTTACCAGTTGCAACAATTTCCATAACTCTGTTTGCAACTTGTTCAGCTTCGTTGTCCTCATCTGTAGCTTCGTAATATTTAACTTCATTCGTTGGAGTTGTTGTTGATTTAAAGAAACCAATCAATTTTTTAACTAAACGCATGGTATTTTTTTCAATAAGTTTATTTGCTATATCCAAGATACCAGGCAGTGAACGATAATTTTGTTCAAGGCTAATAATTGTAACATTTTTATAAGTATTTTTGAAGTTAACAAACTCTTCAGGTCTTGCTCCACGGAAACCATACATGCTTTGGTCATCATCACCAACAAGGAAAATATTTCCATGTTTTTCACCAAGCATTCTAATTAGCTGATATTGAGCATAGTTATTATCTTGCGCCTCATCAACCATAATGTATTTGAATTTATTCTGGTACTTAGCAAGGATTAATGGATTTTCTTTGAACAATTTGTAAAGTAAAAGAAGCATATCATCAAAATCAATTAATTGTTCTTCCTTCTTTTTCTCCTCGTACAAACGATAAATTTCAGCTATTTGGAAGTCCTTTTCTTCAACACATTCAACGGAAAATCTAGCAACATCTAAGAGTTCATTTTTAGCTAGCGAAATAACTCTCAACGCTTCAGCTGCTGTAAGAGCGTCCTTATCGTCGGTTGCAATGTTAAGGTCCTTCATGATAGCTTCAATCATCCACTTTTGAGGTTTGCCACCAATTGCATCCTTTTCAAAAGCTTGATACATTGGATTGTTTGCTTTTTTGTATTCAAACTTGAGAATACGATGCCCAATAGAATGAAAAGTGCTAATAACAATTTCGTCCAAAATTCTCTTGTTAATAAGTTTTGTCATACGTTCTTTAATTTCATCTGCCGCTTTTTTAGAAAAAGTTGTTAGTAGAATACTTGCCGGTTCAACTCCATGATAACTGATAAGATATTGAACTCTGTTAGTAAGAACTGTTGTTTTACCTGAACCAGCCACTGCATTAATTTGGTAAACTCCATCTCCCGCCATAACTGCTTCGCGCTGAGCATCATTTAATTTACTTAAATCGATTTTCACATCTTTTCCTCCTCCGTGTTACTCCGTATTACCTTATATATATATTATATCAAAGAAGTTGGTTCTTGTAAACATTTTTTTAAAAATTAAACAAATAAATTATTTTCTTTGAATAATTTTTTGATTTTTTCATTGTATCTCTCAATGAAAACAACTTCTTTTTTCATATAAAGTTCATACATTTCTTCTATTTGTAATAATGATACATCTTCTTCTGTTAAAACTTTAAATTTGTCTCCAAATTTTTTAATTGCTGAATCAAACTTAGCTGCATTTTTTTTTGTTGATAAAAGCTTTTTTGGTTTGATTTCTACATATTCATTGGAATCCAACAAGTAATAGTCTGGAAAATAATTAAGGATTTTTCCGTTTAAATTGTATTCTATTTTATGCTTTTTCTTTTCTCCATTTTCATATCTAACGTTACTATCTATTAAATATTTTAAGAAAGAAAGTTCAATTATACTTCTAAAATAAACACCTTTATAGTATCCACTCCAACCATTTCCAGAACCAACTGGTGATGGTCTCCCATACATTGGATTATTTTCTCCGGAAGTAGCATTGCTTATTTTTCTTCTGCGATTAGATTCTTTCTGCCTTGCTTCATCTTCTCCAAATTTCTCAACCCAAATATCATAAAAAGATTTACCAAACATTGAGTTATTTTTACCGCTTGATTTCTCTATTAGCTTTGACATAGCTTTAAACTGAACAGCGCATTTTTTGCAAAACTTTTCGTAATACTTAGCACCTTCAAAGCTTCTTTTACTCGTATGTCTAATCTCAATGCTGCACTTTGGACAATTTCTAATAAAATGAGTTTCTACTTTTCTTGTTTTCATTGTGTTAATTTGCTTGCTTTTTGAACACTTTACACAAAAAGTATTGTTTGTAATAGCTCTAGTAAAGTTTTTTTCAATTTTATAAAGTATTTCTTTTTGACAATTTGGACAATCTCTCTTAAACATAAATACACCTCTTTTTAAACATTCCGAGAGATATATTTTATGTAATTGGTTCTAGGATTTAAACACAAAAAAACCTACCGCAAGGTAGGCTTAAAATTGAATTAGTACAACTCCATGTTCATCGTCCTTATACTCTTAAGAACAATTCTAACGAAGCTCTCGACGATGAATAAAGGTTTTCATCTAAAGCTTTATCTAAATCAACCCATTTAAATTCAAGCATTTCTTCTGGTTGTAGATTAATTTCAATGTGTTGGTCCGATTCATATTCAACATAGTAATCAATCGAACAACCTTCTTTAGAATCAGTACCTTTAAATGGATTGATAAGTGAAGGAGCTACTCCAAAATACTTTAGGTTATTATTACAATACCAAATTCTTCTCTCAACTCTCTGATAGCAGCTTCTAGTGGTTCTTCGCCTGGATCGATACCTCCGCCAGCTAATCCCCATTCTCCGCTATCTTTGCGTTTACCTAAAAGTACCTTGCCATTTTGTAAAACAATGATACCTACACCCTTTGGATTTGCTAATTGGCTCAATAAAATGTTCATAATGAATTTCTCCCCTTGTGTTTTGTAGTTTAAAAAATGTTATCTTTAATTTTACTTTCATACATTTTTATTTGACCGAAATCAAAAAATTGCTTATTAAATTTCATCCAATCTTTTTGCTCTTGTGTTACTCCCAAAAAACCAATTGGTGAATAACTTATAACTCCGTCGTTTTGACCACATAATCTACTAGAAAAATAAATGCAGCCAAACTCTTGACCTTTAGCTATCTTATCTGTAACAAGATGATGTTCAGCATTTCCACACCTAACGAAATCACCATTTGGTAAAAGCACTCCGCTAACACCATTTGTCAATTTGAAATCGTATTTAGTAATTTTATCAACTTCTTGACCTCTATGTTCACCATAAAAATCCGTTAAAAGATCGGGCTCTGCAACTAGTTCCATACCTTTTGTCATGGCTTGGTCAATAACAAAATTAAAGTAAGGAATAAGCTCTTCTGCAAATGCTAATCTAATATCATATTCGTTTTCCAAATTACAAAGTATTTCTGATTTTATTTTGTCAGTATATAATTGCATAGCTTCTCTTAATTCAATATTGGTAAGTCCATTTGTTTTTCTTTCGTACGTTTGGTATATTTTCATCATTTTCCTCCTTTTATATATATATTTATTATATCAAATATAATGAATTTTGTAAATAACAAATAAAAAAGGTCCTTTTTTAAGGACCTTTTTTTATTTTATTATACACTTATCACTTTTTTTTCAAAATCATCATTATCATCATTATCATCATTATCATGATTATTATCAATTTGTTTATCACCGGCATATAATGCTGCACCCAATACGTAAGCCCTGTATATTGTAAAAGCCAGTTTTTCTAGTGTAAATTCTTCGTCAGATAAGAGTAAATTTTTAGCATCCTGAATTGAACGTTTTGTTAAAGCTTTTTTTAGTTGTTCTGGAAGATTATGTGCTTTTTCTACTAATTCCTCCGCCATTTGTTCTTGTATTGTTTTTTCCATACTTCTTCCCACCCCCTAAGTTTTTTTGTATGCTCCACCACTATAATTTTCTAATTTATAGTTATATTATAACACATATTTAAATTTATGTAAACTAATTTTAAATAAAAATGGAGAGCATATTAAGTTCTCCATAATTTATCTTGTTATTATATTATAAACATATTATCCAACTGTTAAACATATTCCTCATTTTTTTTAATTTATTATTTTTTATCTTCTAAACCTATTCTCTGAGGATTTAAGATAGGATCGTCAATACCAGCAAATGGGTGTTCTTTTTTCTTTTGAGTTCGTGGATTAGAAAGTTTAGTGAATAAATCATCCATCCAATCTGGAGCATTATCCTTAACACCCTCATTTGGTGCACTGTTTAAATTGTAACCTCTGCCATAACCTTTTTTTTCACTCATATTATTCACCCTTCTTTTGTTGCTCATAATAATAAACAATCAATAGAGCGGCATCCATAACATCTCTATTGTATTCTTTAAAACCTAAGCTCTTCTTAATAATGCTTCTTTTATTTTGATTGTCAATACCAATTTCGAAAAGTCCCAAGTCTTCTCTAATTTTAGCACTTTCATATTCAATATATTTAACACTTTTTGAGCTTAACATTCTTTTAATTTTACTCTCAACCTGTGGTACTCCACCTTTTTCTATTATGCATAAATCTATAGTAAAAAACATTAAAATAGTGTTAAGCTCGTATTTGAAATCCTTGTATAAGATTATACCCTTAGCAATTACTTCACTACCATCCATCACGATATAGCCTATCTTTTTTGTGCCAGGATCAAGAGCTAATATCTTCATAACCAAATACCTCACGTTGTTCTTATTTTTATCTCATCCCTTCCACAAATGGTTTTAAATTATTAGACAGAAACTGGTTGTTTATTTTCTTCTTCTATTTCTTCTGGGACAAACACATTTGCATCCCCAACTTCATTTTGATCTTCAATTTCATTTTGATCTTTAATCTCATTAATATCTTGATTTAAATCTTGCTGCGGTTCTGGTTCCATTGTTTGTGGTTCATCAGATGCGTCTTCTAACGTTTCAATAGCGGTTTCAAATGGAGATTCGGGAGCTTTAGGTCCTTGATCTTCGCCAAATTGTTGTTCTTCTGGCAATGTTGGAACTTCCAACCCATCAACCATTATTTCTTCACTATCAGCACTGCCATCCTCTTCCCCTCCAGGTGCAAACATTGAAGTATCCATTGTGTCAGAATCAAATTGTACATTTGTGATTCTATCTAAACGATAACTTCGCACTTCACCCGTATCCTTATAACACATTAGCAATACATTACCTTCCTTTGATGAATTCCATCCATAAGGAGCAATTGTCTTCCATTCACCATTGTACTCAATTTGAACATTACCACCAGAAGACATTACGTCAGTTACATATTGAATAATATTAGGATCATTTATATCGGCGGGAACCCACTCAGCAAATAGCAAACGTCTATTAGTTCTTCTCTTTCTAAAATCTCTTTGAACTAATGTTGCTAGCTTCTTACGTAGACGTTTCAATCTGTTCCCCTCCTTCTTAAGTGTTCTCAGTTATTTACTATATATATCGGTAAGAGTGTTTTATTACTCAGGAAAGAAGGGAACATTTCTTATTTAAGATTTTTCAATCTATGTTGCAATGTCTTTTTCAACTCTTCAATTAATTTTTCCTTATCTTTTAGTTCGATAAATTTAGTTTCATGAATTTTTAAAAACTTATCAGCTTGTTCTTTTGTCATGATGTCTTTAAAGTCACAACCAAGTTTATTCAATGAATCTATCAATGCTATTAAAGTTAAAAAATCCTTTCTGTTCATCCTTTTTTCCACCTTATAATATATATTATTATTATCTTGAAATTCATTCTGGGTCACCCTGGAATCCTAAATGATTATTCTTTATTATAGGAATCCTCCAATTTTTCAATCCATTTAATCAACGATTTTAATTTATTAAAAAACGCCTCATCTCTGAGGCGTCTTATCATTAAATCTTTTTGATTCCTTCGCCCTTCTTGATAAACACACTCACAGTTTCATGAGTCTTACAAACCATTTTTCTTGCTTCATTTTGACGAGAACGCAAATAAGCAAATGGTGAATTGTTTTGATGTTGAATTTCATCATAAAGTTCAAAGCCAGCTTCTTTAGCTGCTTGACGAGTGTCTCCAGTGAAGTCAATCAATTGATTATTGATACGAAAGTTGCCAGTTACAATCACCAAGGGATGAAAATCGTCAATACTAGTTGTTGGTTTAATAACTTCAGCATACCTCTTAAATCCAAGACGATAATGACTCAAGAACTCTGAATACTTCTTATAATCACTTAATTGACCATCGTTACTTTCATACTTCTCAATATTGAAATATGGAGGACAAGTTAAGCAACCATCATAGGTTTCTGGTAATACGCCATCCAATTTAGTACCATCACCAAGCGTATATTTAACTTCGTAATCTGGTTGAAACAACGGGTGTAATTCTTCGTTTAATTCTTCAATTTTATTTTCATTGATTTTCAACGTAAGAGAACTTACATCCCAACCATGATAATTAATTTTGTTCTTATTTGCTAACAATCCACGAGTAGCTCTACCAGAAAATGGATCAAAAATCGTACTATCTGGAGTGAAATATTGCATCAACAAGAAATCAGCTAATGCTGGATTAAATGTGCTATAATTGTATTTTGCAGCAAATCCGCCGCCTCTAGCTTTAGCGATACCATCATTTGGTACTACTCTCTTTGCAATAGAATCATCATCGATATAATTGCGGTATTCACTACCAATAGAAAAATTTTCAACAGACTTAGGAATACGACCAACTTTATCATCAATTCGTTGTACTGTCTCTTGAATTAAATCTGCCATTACTTCTTCAATTTCATCAATTGCAACTTCTTCACCAGCTAAATCTTTAACGTAGTTTTTCAACTCATCAGAGATGACTGGCTGAATTACTGAAGTCGGATTAAAGCCATATTTTTCCTTTACTGAATAGTTCACCTTATCAAGTAGTTTTGCTGTCGTTGCTTTCTTACCTTTTTTATCATATTGCATTTAAATTTCTCCAATCTCATTTTAGAATAGTTTCAATTACTTTTTCAATACGGCTGTCCAAGCTAACATCAGACAAATCAACATAAGGAACTCTTTCTAAATCCAAAAAGCCCTTAATCATCTTGTCAAGTACTCTAGCATCAGTTTCACTATTATGACGAATACCATCATCCTTGTAGCCATCTAAAATTGGCACATAAATAGTGTGAGTCCAATAGTCAATATTACTCAAAACATCATATTGTAAAGCGTTCAATGCTTTTATTTGCTGTTTATCTAGCGGACTTGTAAAATATTGTCTACTATAAATATAAGATAGCCAACTCGCAGTATCACAAATTACAAAATCTTTTATTTCAGAAAACATTCTTTCCTTTTCAAATTGCTCTCTGTAAATAATTTGTTGTTGTTCCATACTTGTAGGAACTCCATATTTAGCAACATACTCTTCAACATATTCTCCAACATAAATTGAATTCAAATCTCTTGTCTTAAGAATACTATTTATTTGTGACGCTAGAGTCGACTTACCTGAATGTGGAGCGCCAACGATCGAGATGGTTATAGCTTTACTCATCTATTTCAATCCCCTTAATTAGTGATAAAGTTTATTATAAGTAAATTATCGTCTCTTTTTAAAAATAAAAAAACCAGAGAAAAATATCTCTGGTTTTTGAGTATAACTATGTTACTTTAAAGATCATTTTAGAATGGTTTGTCTTTTTTTAACTTCTGACAACTTGGACAAAAATGAGTTGTTCGGCCTGCAACATCTATCCGTTGTATCTCTTCTCCGCATTCGCATGTTTTTTGATCATACACTTTTAAGTAATTTTGGAAGCTTCCCGTCATACCATCACCGTTAACATAGTCATTGACAGAAGAGCCACCAACCGTAATACTAAAGGCCATTGTTTCTTTTGCTACATGAAAAATGTCTTTTAGCTCGTTATCAGTTAAATCTTTAACTTTTTCTTCTGGGTGGATACCAAGAACGTGGATGGCTTCGCAAGCATAAATATTGCCAATACCTGCCACAACTCCTTGGTTCATTATTTCGCCCTTTACTGCTTTACCTTCAAACTTCTTTTTGCGAATATTCTCCAAGAAAGTTTCATCAGCCTTATCCCAAAAAGGTTCTGGGCCAAGACCGTGGATAGAGTCCATTTGAAGATATTCTGCCTCTGTATGAATACTAATAGCTCCAAATCTTCGATGGTCACTGTAAACCAAATAGGAACCATCATCTAAAGTGAACTGAACTATGTTGTGTTTTTGATTTTGCTCAGATAAGTCTTCAAGTTTATTTGCAGCTAACCATTTACCAGCCATTGCTAAATGCACCACAATGTAAAAACGCTGATCATTTTTCTCAACTTTTGTCATGAGAAACTTTGCTCTACGTTCTGCAGTTAAGAACTTGCAACCAACTACGTTATTAATGAATTGGTTCATATCTTGTCTTCTTAGCATTTTTTTCAATGCTTTGTCTGAAATTTTTTCTGCAAAAACTTGAGCATTAACAATTGTTTTTCCAATAATCTTCTTTTCTAAAGACATTCGAACATTTTCGGCTTCTGGTAATTCGGGCAGTTTAAACAACACCTTTCTATTTTAAATTAACGTCCCATACTGTTCCATCTTCATCAGTATACTCAATACTAATAGATTCTAATGAGTGGCAACGACCATGTTCGCTATACGGAACTTCTGCGCTACCTCTATACTTTTCTAATTGATTGTCGTCACTAAAATTATTTTTCAAATCAATAAGTCCATCCAACACATATCTTTCAAATGAATCTTTTGAGTACGTGTTAATTTCTGTAATGTAATCAGCATCATTTGAATCTGCTACAATAGTTACCTTAAATTGATTTCTATTGGAAATTGGTTTTTTAACAAGTTCATATTTGCTCATGTTTATTAACTCCTCCACGTTAAAGTAGGCATTTGTTTTTCAATTTCAATAAATATTCTCATACTACCTTCTTGTTCTAATCTATTCATAAATTCAAATAACGAAAGATAATTGGTTTGTCTATAATCGTTACTATTAACTCTACAAAGTATAACATCGCCACTCTGTCCAAAACATATCACGCAATTTCTATTATTTAAAGTTGAAACTTGATATAATTTTTTCTTCCACTTATCTTCTTCTATCAATTCAGTCAATGCTAAAAAATTATCAAAACCTATTGAATCTATATCAAAACGAATCATCCAGTCTTTGATGTTTTTAACAATTATATCGCTGTCTTCAGTAATCGTAGTATCTTTAATGTATTTATCCAAGTCCTTATCTACAAGGATACTCGCATTATTAATACCATAATGATGCGGAGTTGAACTTGTATAGTATCTACTATCATAAACAATATACGGTAAAATTATGTCATTCACCCTCTAAAATTTATTATCTCGCAAATCATTCTTCTTGCTTAGGGTCTTCTAAATACTTTCTTCTTTTAGCTTCTTCGTAAACCTTAATACATCTCTTAGAACATTCAATTTTAGGTTCACTATTCTTATCTTCAGCAATTTGCTTCATAATTTTTTTAACGCCTTTAAAAAGTTCCGCCCTCATTACTTTTGGTTTAAAAGTCGTTTTCCAATTGCCGCCAGTATACTCTATATAACAAATCTTAAGAATATGACTTTGTTCATCATATTTAACAATCATACGTGCTTCAACATCTCTTCTACTCCAATGAGCGTTTTCATTCATTAATACGTTGTATTCATTATCTTCAGGTTGTTTAACTCTAATCTCATATGAGTTGGATTTCACCTTGTATTCGCATTCCCAAAGAACACTTTTTGAAAAAGATTTTTCAAAATTGTCATAGAAAGTGCCCCAAGGACTTTGACCGTTAGAACGATTTGCATACCCACGATTTCTACCAGAAGGCCAAGCTCTATACCAACGAGATGTTGAATTGTTAAAATGATTGCCCCATTCTCGTCTTGCCCACATAAATATAATGTCGCCAATAAACATTCTTTGTTTTTGTTTAAGACCCTTGATTTTTTCAAGAATTTCTTCATTTTCCATGATGTCTTTGCAAACTCTGACCATCATTTTATCATAAGTATCGCTATCAATAAGATCTTTCATGATAGTAGTATGTGTTTGATAAACATCTTGAATTGAATCAAGCGGTTGACCTTCCTTTATGTTATCTAAATAATTATCCACTATCAACCACTCTCCCACATCTTCTAAAGGCTCATATGTTCATCAAGTGTAAAAATTTGTTTCGTTTCGTTATACGCTTTATATAATCCAGCATGTTTATTAGCATATTTGTTTAAACTATCAACAACTTCTTTAAAAGCTCTTGTTGTTCTCTTTTCGAGAGTTTGACCAAAAAAATTTTTCAGCTTACTTTCCTTTAATTCTACTTCAAATAAAATAT